CGGGCATCTAGCTCCCGCACGATCTCAGCCAACGACGCACCCCCTATAGTAGTGGGCGGGGGCGCGGTGGGTGCTCGTGCAAAAGCTTTCCAAATCCCTTGTGGATTGGTTTCTTCCCCCACAGCCAAGCGCGGTCCATTGACGCGCAAGTAAGTGGAGGCACCAAGCCTGGTGGGAGCTTCAGTCTCGCGGGCAAAGTAAACCTGGACTTGTCCATCGGCTCTCTGCTCAGCGAAAGTTAGCTCACCAGGGCCTTGCATCTCAAGGAGAAGTGACTGCGCCTCCCAACGTGCACGTTCGTTCTTGAACGAGACATTCACAGTGGGGAGGTGCAATTCCTCGAGTGCGCTGTTGACGAAGTACTTGAAGGCAGCAAAATACTCCGGGCCGTGGAAGATCGAATCCATGAGCGACATCTCAATGCGCATCTCTAGATCTGGTTGCCACTTCTTGGCCTTTGTGTACCTGACCCGATCGATAATTGTCTTACGATCAAGGGGCGCCAAGTACAACCGTGTCGATGGATCCAACACGAAAGCCCTCTTCAGGAAGCGAATCTTATCCCAAGTACTGAAGGGCTCAGTCAAATGACGAGCGTTCTTCTGTCCATCGGTCATCAGAATGCCAAAGGGCTCAAGGCACAGTGCAATGTTGCGTAAGTTGTACCACTCCGCTACTTGCGCTTTAACGGTGACAACATTATCATCACCATAGACGGCGCACTTCACGTTAGCGTCAAACTTCCGCATGTCACAGTAGGAGGGAGCAAACTTTTCAGCAAGCATCAACCATCCCACTCTCAGATAAATGCTGTTCACGCAACTGTTACCAACTGCAGTGAACGGCATCCCTGAGGCCATGCCTTGGTCAATCTTCACTCGCACATTTGTGACTTGCGAGATCCGATCGTAGGAGTACCTGACTAGTGTGCGCCTGGCTAGCTGCGTCTTGAAATCACCTCCCATTGCTCCGTTGACTATGTCAGCAAAAGCATCCAACGTTGTTGGGTGGATGGTGGAATCGAACGCAGTGTAGTCCGCATCAAACACTATGTCTGAGTTCTCCTCGAGCCTGTGCCGCAGTTCCGTCCACTCTATGCCAGACATAGGATTGATTCCTACCTGGCAATCAACGTTGTGGCGGTTATATTGCAGCATGGCAATGAAAGGGAGGAACGCCGCTCGTTCAGCTAGAAGCAGATCGATGGGCGGGTTCGCAATCCCTCGCGTTGCTGGTTTCTCAAAAACCTTGGCTCTCTTCAGCAGCTCGTCCTTCATGAATTCTTGGAATATGACATCATCGAGCATCTTTCCCTCACGGGCAGCGCTCAGAAGTGCATCAAACCTTTCCTCCACTTTAGGCACACCCACGATCCTTCGCGGCATACCATTCGGATAAGCTCCAACTTCAACAAACAAGCTCCCTTTCTTTGTGTACCCCTCAAAGGAGTATGGAATACCGGGGGAGGTATGCATGTTGATTGCATCATAGAAAGGGGCACCTGGCACGCCGTTAATCGCTTCCTCTATGTTGAGTAGAGTAGACGGTTTGTACGGGTGCTTCAAGTGCATGTACTCTCCAGCCATGTGCTCAACTACTATCGCCAGTTTGTCGGCGGGTAGTGGCGAAATGACCTTGTTGTACTTTCCCATGATGTCAGGACGTGGGTCATAAGCGTAAGGTGCTCTGTCATCATCCGGGCGGAGGATGGCTGGCACACGGAATGGCTCATTTGGAAAAAACCGGCTGATGGGGCTACGCTTGTAGTGGCTCCACATCGATCCAGTCGTTACCGAATCCACGACCTCAACCACACGCAGTCCATATGGAGTCATGTCAATGAGAGGGCTCATGCCGCCCTCGATCGTCAAGACAACATCCAGAGCTCTCTCTCTTTCTTCAAAGATGGGCTCAGGCAGCATGTAGTTACTGTCATACTGGGGGAAAATGGGTTCACTCACTTCCAGTGCAGCTTGAAGCTGCTCACGGTAAACGAGCGAAGCAATCCCAGTCCCAGCGTCTTGTCCAGTGCGGTAAGCAGCACTGTGGATTCCGTACACCTTGCCGCCTGCGTCAGGCAGAATCAAGATGGATCCACATGTACCACCACCAGTGACCGCTTGGTAACTATAACCATCAAGGTAGACAGTCGTAGTGTTCTTGGAGTAAGTCGAGCCGTCCAAATTCATGTACGTGTTCAACGTTCTCCCAGCAGCTCTCCTAGTCACGGTCGCGATCTTCTGTTGCGAGAAATCCAATTTAGAAGAATGACCAATCAGCACACCACACGTGGGGTAGGTGCCAACCATCTCAACTTCCGTTGGAATAAGTCCCCAGTTGGAACGAATCCCCTTCAGAGCTTGTGGTAACCTGAAGACGCAAACGTCAGTCTCCGGCACAGGGTGGACCAGATCGAAATCTGTGAACCACTCGTGCTTCAGAGGACCTTCTTCATCGCGCCATAACAGTGTTACTTTCTCACCATTGCGAATACCGCCACCAACTGTAAAGAAGTGGCGGTTACACAAAACAGTCTTGTCGTCCAGGAACAAAAAGTGCAAAGTCACAGCCTCTCGGTGTATCTTGCCACATCTGTTGTACCTGTAGACCTCAGTTGCCTGC